CGCGCGATGCTGCTCTTTGGCCTTCTCAGTTTTCTCGGCAATGACATCCCGTTTATGTTCTTTACTGATGGTTTGCCTACAGGTCGGACATGAGTGGTTTTTCTCGAAGAACTCGGTATCTTCGCGTATGCTTTCAAGGGTGCTCTCGATTTTGAAGAGAACGATCTGCTGCTTCTTAAGTTCGGCATTTATTTGATCTCCTGGTTCTAGTTCTATTTCTAGTTCTTTAATTGACTTTTGGAACTGTTTAATTTCTTTTGAAATTTCTTTAATTGTTTCTGTATTTTCTTCCAGTGTACGTTTACGGTCTGAAACTCGATCTGTTGTATTCTTTTGATAAGACTCCAAGATCTCTTTGGTGGCAGATACCTTTTCGTTTACAAGAACCAGTTCAGACTCAATAGCCTGCATCACTCCTTTGGCAGTACCAATCTTGGTCTTTAGTACACCATTCATTTCAGAAAAGATACCAATATCCAAAATATTCTCAATAACTTGACGACGATCAGCAGGAGTTAATTGCATGAACGGAATAAATGAAGACGAACCAAGAACCACCACCTGAGAAAATGTTTTATGGTTCATACTCACAATCTGTTCTTCCAAGATGTTTTGGTAATCTTTACTCTTGGCGTCTTCGTTTAAAAGCTGACCGTCTTTGAATATCTTAAACACTTTTGGTGCAAGACCACGAACAATTTTATATTCTGTTTTTCCAATAGTAAATTCTAATTCAACAACACAATTTTTCTTATTAATACTATTGACTAGTTGCGGAATGTTCATGTTGCGGAACGGTTTGCCAAACAAAGCAAAAGAAATAGAATCAAGAAACGCAAACGATTTGCCGTTGCCGTTTGAACCACATACCAATGTGGTTGCGTTCTTACCTAATTGAATTTCGGTAAATGTATTACCAAAAGAACCAAAATTCTTAAAACGAACAGTCTTAAAATTAATCAATCCAGACTCTCCATATAAAGTTCACGAACAATGTTTTTTAATTCTTCTTTATTTTCCGCTTCCATATCATCAATCTCTTTGTTGATTAGACTCAGGGTATCTTCTGATATGTCTACTTCGCCTTCTTCTCGAACACGATCACTCAAATCTTCAATGATACTAACATTTGCTGGTTCTGCTGCGTATAGATTGTCCAAGAATTGATCAAACTTGGTTTCGCTTTTCTTTTCGTACACTAAAACCTTGACATAGGTTCCCCTATATCGCGTAGAATCAAATCCTTCAATCAATGTGCCGTTTTTCCACTCTACATTATGAAACATCTTCATTGGATTTTGAATAAATTGTAACTCTCGTGTTTCTGTATCAAGGATGTGAAATCCTTTTATTTCATTAGTATCAATACTGGTCATTTGATATTGTGTACCCAAATAGTGTACATTTCCTTTAGAACTTTTCTTATGAAAATGTCCAGAAAGAACCATATCAAATTTTTCTAAAAACTTATCATCCATACCTTCGCCGAACTTAACACCCGGCATAACTTCATACCCACTAAGTTCTAGATGACCAGCCAAAATAGTTGCTTTAGTATCCTTTATTGTTTTTAAAAACTGTTCTTTATTTTCTTCATTCAACCAAGGAACCATCAAAATAGTTGCACCATTAAAACATACTTCTGTTGGTTGCTCGTAAAGATAAAATGTTGAATGGCATTCTCCTAATACTTCTTTGGGAGAATTTAAACGATTAGTATTTTTATAAAATACATCATGATTACCAAGAATACAGTGTAGTTCTACTCCGTTAGTTTCAAACCATTCAATAAATCGTTTTTTGGTGTGATGTAGTGTATTGAAATTAATAAACTTTCTACGATCGAACAAATCACCAAGATGCAAAACCTTGGTAATGCCATGTTCTTTGAGATAAGGAAAAAACTGTTCTTCAAAGAACTTTAAAAAATGATTTAAGAATAAGGGAGAGTCTCCTCTGGCCCCAAAATGCGTATCACCAATAACTGCAATTTTCATGATTTATTTTTACTACGCTTCTTGCGTTTCTTTGGTTCGTATTTTTGAATATCGTTTTCTGTTATTTGAAATAATTCACTAAGAGCTTCTCGTTCGTTATTTTTTTCAAAGTAGTTTTCTTTAAACCACTTGTGTATTGTACCATCATCCATCTCTTCTGTCAATTTAAATTTTACGTATGCTTGTTTTTTTTCTCTTTCTATTCGACGGAGAAACGCATAATAAATTATTTGAGTAAAATAAGAAAATGGATTTTTGGATTTACGAGGATTGAAATTGTGTGCATACATTAAACAATTTTCAACAGCATCTCCTATCATTTCTTCTTTATAGGGATACTTCATAAAATTAGATTTTGAACATAATCGTTCTGCTATTTTTAAAAAACATCCTCCAATATATTGAGAAACTGGAGGACGATCATCACCGCTGTCTTCTGCTTCTCTTATAGCTTTTTTCCATTTAATCATTTCTTGTAAAAATGCTTTATTGTCTACGTAATGATCTTCTTCTGATTTTTTAGATGGTTTTATTTGTTTTTTAGAATCTTTAGACTTTCCACTTGACATGCTATAAATTTCCTTATATAATATATTGTCTGAGATAAAAAAGAAATAGGTTATTTGTAATCTTCTGAGGAAGGATCTGATTTCCAATCAGTCCAATCATTCCCCAGATTTTTTTTATCCTTTTTATCTCCGGTGTATTTGTTGGGATTCATTCCCTCACCGTTTTCATTAGTAATTTCATCAATAATCTCACCAAATTCTTTACGATCAAGAATTCCAGATTTTAACATTTGTATGATAACTTCAGGTGAGAAAACCATGTTCATAAACACCATTTTATCACCATTTTTGTCTTTTGCAAGTTCTTTCAACTCGGATTCTTCTTCGTAGAACTTGTCTGCTTTTTCTGCCTTTTTGAGCATATCCTCTATTTGTTTTTGTAAAAAATCAAATGGGTTATCATCGTCTAATGGAAGTTCTGGTTTAGGTTTTGTTGCTTTTTTAGCTTTTACTTTTGGAACAGGAATCTTATCTTCTTTTAATTTTTCTGCATCGTATAAAGCTGAAATTTCTTGAGACGCATTCACTATAGTGTTTATTGATTCTCTAGAAATTACTGCAGTTTTATCATCTGAAAGCATTAACCAATTTTTTAACATAAAAAATTCTTTCATTCCTCCAAAAATATCTGGTTGAACCATAGATTTAAAAACCATAGGACGATGAATTTTTACGTTTCCGTCTTTGCCAATTCTTACTTCTCCTATTAAATCTTCACCCGATTTCAGTTTCAGAATTTTGTAATTTTTCATGTGTCTCCTTTGGTAGTTGTACAGAAATTAATTTGTAAGGAAATCCTTCATTTGTATATATTTTTAGCCGTGCATGTAAATGATTCATGCCGTGGTTGATATACTTTTTGTAACGTAGATCATCCGCTATATCAATTAATTTCATTTGTTGTTTTGTTTCGCTCTTACGCAATCCTCTACCGATAGACTGCAACACTCTAACAATAGATTTGGACGGCGAAGCAAAAACAATATTATGAATGTTTCTTATATTTATACCGGTAGAGCATGTACCGTAAGACGCAATCAATGTTGCATCTGTGCCTTTATCCATAACTTTGCGAATCTGTTCTCGTTCGTCTACTTCTGTGGCTCCATGGATAAAATATACTGGTTTATCAGACGAATCTTGTATTAATTTATGTAACGGCTTTCCTTGTAATTCAACAAAGTTAAAAAGAACTAAAGTATTACCGGTTAGCTTGTTACAAAGATTTTTTATAAATTGATTACGCCGAGCGTTACCAACAACCCAACGAATTTCATCCGCGTATTGCATTTTCTTTGTTGCTTGAATGTCTTCTGGAGAGTATTGAAGTTGCAAACAGTCGATGCTGATACTGGAAAGTAAATCTTGATCTATCAGTTTTTTGGTTGTTGTTGTGTGGTAGGTAGTACCAAACAATCCTTCAATTACAAGTTTATGAGTTTGTGTCCCGTCTAAAGTTCCTGTTGTGCCAATTCTGTATACAGTTTGCTTGGCATTACTCATAATAGAATTTAAAGATTTGGCTTTAAAAAGATGACACTCATCACCAAACACTCCGATAAAGTCGTCATAATACTCTTTTGGCTGATTGTAAATACTTTGCCAAGTGGAAATAATTATTCGTTTAGTGGAAGTTTTATCTTTTCCAGACATTACGGTATGGATATTTCGATCTGCTTTCCATGAGTCTTGCTTGGAGTAGTC